AAACCAAGGCAACCAGCATTTATTGTTAGGTATTCTGTTAATGAAACCACTTGGAATGTAGCGACAGACGGTTGGACAAAAATTCCTTTTGACGAAGAAAATATGGATAGGGGTGGTAATTTTAATACTTCTACTAGTGAATTCACAGCACCAGTTGCTGGTACGTATCTGTTCGGAGCAGAATTACAATTAGAAGCTCCTAATGGAATTAGTAGCGGTTATCTTACAAGTGGATCTAATTGGATGTATATTACTTTCATAGTAAATGGTTCTACAACATTGGTTGAAAGTGAAGGTGGAACTAGAACTGATGCTAATTTCAATTCGATGTATAATTCATATAATCCCACTCACCTATTGCAATTAGCTGCTGGCGATACAGTTTGTATGTACCGCAATGGAAACTATTCTACTATTAAATTTAAAGGTGGTGGCGAATCTGTTTTCTGGGGATACTTGGTAGGATAAATAGAGCTGTTGTATTATGTGGGAGATATGTCAGAAGAAGTAAAGAAAGAAGAACCTAAAAAGAAAGGTATTCTTGGTAAACTGAAAGAAGCAGCAGACGATAAGGAAGAACAACTTGCAATTCTCTCTACCTTTGTCCGTCTTGGTATTCTTGTTTGGTCTGGTGGAATTCTTACTCTGGCGTATATTAAACTACCTCCTGCCTTGGGAATTCCTGAGCAGAAACTCGATCCAACTTTCATAGCTTCGGTCTTTACTGGAGTTTTAGCTACTTTTGGTGTGCAAGCAGCAAAGAAAGCAGGAGATGGTGGTGGTGGTAATGGTGGTGGTATCACTAAAGAACAGATGGAGAGACTGATTGAGAAGGCAGCACAAACTGCTCCTTCACAAACAATTAGAATCGAACAAGCACCTGTTAAGATTACGACCTCGGATAAAGATGACACTTACAAAATGTAATTACTATGCAAAAAATTATTAACGCAATCGCTATTCTCAGTGGTGTAGTATCACTCACAGTTGTGGGTGGTGGAACATATCTTTATATGAATAAAGATACACTGGTAGAAGATGCTAGAGGAAAAATTACAAAGGCAGTAACTGAAGCAGTTACAGGTTCACTTCCTGGTTTAGTTGGTGGTTCTATGCCAGAACTACCTAGTCAAACTGGTGGAGCTATTCCTGACATTGGTGGTTCTGCATTGCCATTCTGATCATGACTAAATTAAAGATTGTTGCTGCTACTGTTGGAGGTTTATTCGCAGTAGCACATATCGGATTGTTAGGTTATGTATTCAGAAGACCCAATACTCCACAGGTTCCTACTATCAATATTCCTCACGGGGAGTATTCATCTTATAGTATCAAAGCAGGTAAAGATGGATACCAAATTGATTTTAGAGCAAACGATCCTGCTATCTTAGAATCTGAACAAACACTAGATCTTTTAAAAAATAAGAAAGGACTGTTTGGTGGTGGTATAGAAGACCGTCTAGAATATCGTCGTGATCAATTCACTATGGATGGGTTTAGAAACCTAGGAGGTGCAACTAATGAGCAGGGAAAGTCTGCGAAAGAAGTAGAGTGCATCGTGGCGGACGCTGGCGCACGGAGTCAAGGTGCAATGGCAGGTAGTGCTATTGCTGCTGGCGTTGCTGTTCCTGCCCTTTCTGGCATCCCCTATGTGGGTTGGTTAGCTGGTGGTTGGGCGTTACTTCTAGGTAACAAAGCAGGATCTGAGGCAGGATCACAAATTGGTAGTGTATTTAATGATTGTTGATGGAAATTCCTGAAATTATATTGAGAGGAGGGGAGATTGATACTATCAAAATCCCTTTCACTCCTGATTATTTGTTAGATCCACCTCAAGCAATCCCTATCTATCCTCCTGTAACTACAGAGGTAGGCATACCGATTGTCGATATGCCTGGTTGTGTAGAAGCACATGATGTAGATGAAAACAATATGCTTGAGACTGCTGACCCAAAAGGTGTCAGGACATATTGTGATGCTGGAATGCCATCTTATAATCCTATTGATTATAATAAAGATGAACTGCAGTTTACAGGAGAAGCAGAAGTACCTCCTGTGAGATCACCAGAATCACCAGAGGTAGATTCACCTGAAATACCAAAGGATACTAATACTGCTTCAGTGAAGTGTCCTACAGAAGCACAAAAATTAAAGGAACCAATCGGTACTCTTACCGATGGTGGTACTAAAAAAATTATTGAGTATAGATTGGTTGGAAAAGAATGTATACCAATCAAAGAAGAGATTACTGTTGTTGATCAATTTATTAAAGGAATACCATCTACAAACCAAGTCACAACAACAGCATCAATTGCTATCGTAGCAACTGCAGCTGCGACTGCCACTCCTTTCCTATTGAAAGTTGTTAAACCAATTGTCAAACAGATCATTAAAAAAGTTAAGAAGTTATTAGGAAAAGAACCTCCTAAACTATCTGCTAATGAAATTCAAACTAATAAGTATAGAGAGAAGAGAGGATTACCTCCTTTCAAACTACCCAAAAAATAATTTTAAAAGAACGTGACAAATTACAAAGAAATTGATTGGCGAGAAGATTATAAAAAGTACACCAACGACCCGAGAGATCTTCGACGTTTAGAAGAGGGTGCAAAAAGTTTGGCACAGTCATGGCATTTACAAGCCATGTTTTATAGGTGGAAGAAGATTGTGGGTACTAATCACCAATAGAAATAGGAAGACTTAACACTGACGCATCAGTGCTAACTTTGGGTTTCGCATTAGGAATCTTATGTACATGTGGAACCATAAAGTTTACACCTTGTACTTGAACGTCTGCACATATCCTTGCATATTTTGTATTAGGTGCGAATCGAATTCCAGATTTCATTAACTCACCACAATTTTTAAGACGAGCTATCTCAAAATCTAATCTTTTATTAGCATTAGCTTGTTGCATCAAAGCAATGTTAGACTGTGCTGCTTCTTTACATAACTGCTGTAATTTTTTATCTCTTGGAACAGACCATGTTGCACTGATACCAACGGATAAGTTGTAATTATCTTTCTGTCCAGTTCTAGTTGGTTGCATCCATAATATGTCACCAGGATTATCAGGTGCTCCATCTTCATCCATATCTCTCATATCATACACTGGAGTATCATAGAAATCTTGATATGGTTTCTGTGCTGATGCACTACCAGTAATGAATGGTGTAAAGTTTACAGTTTCACCTTGACATTGAATACCAGCACCATAAGTATTAGTAATATATGGTCCTTGTAAAACCTGAATAGCTTGATTGGTAACTGAGCCAGAGCTATTTGCTACGGGGGATGCGGTTGCACTTACACCCCCTACAGTCTCTGCATTCACAGGGGCAGTTACACTTACAGTTAGGGCAGATAGACATAGTGTTTTTATTGCGAGAAGATACTTGTTGTGTCGGTTACGCTTGTAACCTCTGTTACTCTGTTTATAATCGTATGATTTTGAAGGCCAGGTCCGTTGTATGTATTTGAGAATTGAAAAGCTTCGCCTGGTGTTGTTTGTGTAAACGCTGGCGTACTGGTTACTCCAGTCCATGATGATGTCACTCCATTAATAGTTACGTTGTTGGAATCTGTGCTTGGTGTCAGATTTCCACTTGCAGTTACGCCTGATCCAGTGACAGAATATTGATATCCTGTCGCATAGTCCATGCTGTTTATGGTCTCGGTTACCTTACTGGTCGTCTCCGTATGACTGGTCATACTTCCCTGGCTGAAATTTGGGACCACGGGGACCGCCAATACACCTACAGGAATAAGACTTACTCCCACCACAGACATCACAATATATGTGATTCTCTTTCCAAAAAGGGTCATCTTTGATACTCCTAGTCAATGACAGTAATCTCAGAAACAAATTGTCCCGTAGCAGTAGTGCCAGCCCCACCAGCTGTAATTCCGATAACATTTCCACTAGTGATAGTTCCAGCTAATGATCCTGCTGATCCAGCACTATAAGAAACAACACTAGAGAAGTTTGGAACTTCACCTACTGTAGGAGCACCAGTTGGGACCGCATCAGCCTGTGTATATGACTGACTAAATGAGAAAGCAGCGCCTGCTGTGTCTTGAGTAGCAGCAATAGTACCAGGAGCATATACTCCAGAAGTAATAGTGCCAGCAGACACTGTGCCTGCTGTAGTACCATCCGTAGTATCAATGTTTGAACCATTAATACTAAATGAAGAACCAATTCTTGAAGCTGTTGATCTTGCGGCATCAACTGTAAGTTGCACACTTGAAGCGTGCTTAGTAATAAGTCCACCTGCTTGTGCAGCACTGGCGGTCATCAATAACATCACGATAGGAAGTAATTTCTTCATAACGTATAAAATTTTGGATCTATATTTATTTATCAAACCAACTTATGTTCGCAATAAGCAATATTAATTTTCATAGGGGCTTGACAAACCTTAATGTTTGCTATATAGTATTGTAGTATTTCTTTACAAAAGATAAATGACTGTAACAACTGAAGACGGCGGACGCACTAACATGTTTGCACAGGAACCTTCCATGTCCTATGTTGACAACTATGATGGATATGGTCCTAATGCTGAAAAACTCAATGGTCGTCTAGCTATGATCGGGTTTGTTGCTGGCATTATTTCTTATGTAACATCAGGAAGCTTCTTTTTCTTCGGAATCCTAGGGTTCTGATTCAATACACAAAACAACACACAATTAACACACAATAGGTACACTATCATGACTCCAGAAGCAGAAAAGTTTAACGGTTGGGCAGCAATGCTAGGTTTCGTAGCAGCAGTTGGCGCATATGCAACCACTGGTCAGATTATTCCTGGCATTTTCTAATGAATAGACACCCAGTGCCCCTTAAGATAGTGCCATACATCTTTATGTTGGCACTGGGGACTAGTACACTTACAACGGCAATAATTTAATGGAACTAGTAACAGAATCATATCCATATTGGAAAGCTATATTATGGTGTCTTTACCCTATGGCATGTTTAGTTGCGATTGAATTATTCCTACGTTTAGCAAACCAAGATGATGATGATGACGGTAGTGATGGAGGACTTATGACTCCTGTATTTGCACCATCACCATCTTAGTGATATAATTAGAGGGGAACACCCCCTCTTTTTTTATGAAAAATTTTATTGAGGTATATGATAATGCTTTGAGTTCTGATCAATGCAAAAGAATCATTGATTACTTTGAATCATCCGATGAAAAAAAGCGTGGCGTTGTTGGATCAGCTGATACTTTTAAAGTAGACATAGCTAAAAAGGATAGTACAGATATATTTCTTTTGTTTTCATATGAGAATGAGATAACAAAGATGATTCACAATAGTCTTTATGATAATACTAAAAAATATGTAAAGACCCATAAGGATTGTTGTAAGGTAGCACCATGGGCACCACAGAATGATTTCAACATACAAAGGTATCATCCAAAGCAAGGATATAAAGATGTCCATTGTGAACATAGTACAAAGGAAGACACTACTGTCTTGGCATGGATGTTCTACTTAAACACTGTTGAAGATGGCGGAACATTATTCACTAGCTATGATCTAACAACAGATTGTATTGAAGGCAGGTTAGTTATATGGCCAGTTTATTGG